ATCGACATCCTGGTGGGAGCCAGAGCGGTCGAACTCTTCGACTCCTTCTTCTGAGGTACCCCACCAGTCTTTGGAGTCGGGACCGGACCCGGCGAAATCGCGATCAACCCATTCGGGTCCACCTTCTTCGTCAAAGCCCCCACCGGCAGTACGGAAGTAATCCTTTGGCCCAAACGGGACAGCATTTCCTTGAGGACGACTGGAAGGATCGGCAACAGGGACCAAGCTAGGACGCGGCCCACTAAGAGGACCATACGGCCCCTCCAGGGGGTCTTGCGTCAGTGGCCGGATGTCTTGGTCTGGCCGCACAGCAGTGGGGTCCTTCAGTCCACGTTGCTTGTCGTATATGTCCCAGTGATAGTTGTCCCAGCCATTAGGGTTGCTGGGGAAATACTGAGCATCGGCTTGACGGATAGAGGCCACGATCTGATCGACATCGGCACCGCGATCCCGAAGCTCTTCGATGACATCCCGCACCTTGTCGTTGTGGGAATCGGCATGACCCGGCTCCGGCCCCTTGTCGGAGAGACTCCGTAGCTCGTTGAGCAGATCGTCGGAACTGGCCTTCTTCATGGCGAAGAGGTTCCCCATGGCGCTGGAGAGACCCTGACCAATACCTTCGGCTATCGGCATACCGATGCCGCTGATGCCCTGGATGACGGGACTGATGATCATGGAGGGGTCGAACGATCCCATCCCGCCACCGGCCATCCCGCCGCCTCCCTGCTCTTGCGGGAAGTAGGACCCGGGCACCTGCTGTTGGGCTGCTGCCGGATCGGCTACCGCGTCTGCCGGTGCCGTCTCCCCGGCGGTGTCGGCATCGGCGGGAGTCAGACCGGGCTGGTCGTCATCCTCTTCCAGAGGGGCTTCGGGTTGTGCCGTCCTGATGTTGTAGCCGTTGCCGTTGGCGTCCACAAAGGCGTACCGGCCCTCGTGAACAATGCCCTCGGGTCCGGTGGTGTCCCGCTCGTCTTCGGTGACATCGACAAACTCGCTGTCCTCACCCTCGGGCACTTCAATGAGGTCGGGGGTCAGGGACTGCGGTGAGGTGTGGAGGACATCTGCCGACTTCCACACTTTCTCGGGGTCGAAGGTGTAAGGGACCTTAAACTCCCGCTGCTTGCGCTGAGTCTGATTCTCCCGGGCGTAGTCGTAGATTTCATCGACCTGATCGTCGGAGTAGTCCTTGTCCCGTTCCGGCAGGTCAATGAAGTTGTCTGCCGCGTCCATGTCGATGTGGCCGTCATTGAAGTCGTCGGCGTAGTCCTTGAAGTCATCGGTGATAGATGCCATCATGTGGGTGCGGGGGATGCGCTTCTCCCAGGCTGGCCCCGGGTAGAACTTGCCGGGATTCTTCTTTGCGTTGGCACTCTGCATCTCCAGATACGAGGCGTATCCGTGGGAGCAGAGACGACCGACGTAGGAAATCTTGCGCTTGTAGGCCCACTTACCCCAGTCACAGGAACAGGCCCACTGGTCGATGGACTGACCGCCGGTCTTCTGGATCATGACGGTGTACTCGCCATGATCACCATCAACCTTGGCGTAGATGTTGTTGGGGGTCAGGTGCTCGACCTTCACCCGGCCTTCACGGCGCAGGCGCTGGGCCTTCTCACGGACATCAGACCACGCGGCCTGACGAATGTGGGAGTCGGCTTCGATGAGGTGGCCGTAGTCCTCCATCTCGGAGAGGTCTTGACCGTAGGTCAGGAGGTGACCCTGGCGGTTGATCTCTTGGATGGGATCGCGCTTGAATCGGCTCAGGGAGTCGTCGCCTTCGGGAGCGGCCAGCATCCAGGTGGCGTACTTGTCATTCAGGCCGGAATCTTTCTCCCACGGCTTGGGACCGGCGAAGAGCATGGAGTCGGGGCCGGGGTACTTGTGCTCCGGCTTCTTGTTGCTGAAGTCCCGGGAGTCAGATGAATGGAGCCGCTCGTCGGCATCAATCGAATAGTCCCCCGGCTGAATCGCCTGTTCCTGGGCGAACAACTCCGTGGGGAACTGCGGGGACGGGTTGTACGGCAGCGTGGTGGAATTGTCGAAGGCGTTGCCGTCGTCAACGGTGGTCGCCGCCGCGCACTTCGTGGCATCCAGCCACAGAGTCCAGCCAGGCCCAGCCACTTTGTACTGGGTGCGCCCTCGCAGACTTTCGCTGTCAACTATCTCGCCAACCCCGTGGGGCGTGTGGACATGCGCCATTGGTGCCTCCTCGTGCTCCTATCCTTTCAGGAGACTAGAGACGCACCATACAGGGGATTTAGCTTTCGCCGCAGTTGCCGTTGCAACCGGCTTTGGTGATGACCGGCAAACCGAAGAGGCCGGAGTCGAAATGCTCCCAGTACAAACGCCACGTTTCCCGCAGCGTGTAAACAAGGATGATCTTGTTGGGGCAGTCGATAGGGATGGTGACGTAATCATTTTCTTGGACAGCCAGCATCCCGTGTTGGTTGCAGTAGTTGGTGAAGCTCAGTGCTTCGTCGGCGTTATCGTTGGGAACTCGGACGTAAAAAATATCTATCTCGTGATCCACTACTCTGACTCCTCTTCGGCGGTCCCTACTATTTCTGGGTCCTCAATGGGGAACTGGCCACCAGAGACTGTTTCGGTGACGACGCGGCGCACCTGCCAGCGGTACCGACTGAGGAAATCATCCTCGGCGAAACCGCACTCCTCGGCGGTTTTCTTCAGCACCTTCACCATCATGGCTCGGGCGTAGAGGGTCTCAAAAGTTCGACCGTGGAATCTGTTCCAGAGCACGTTCCCGGCAGGAGTTAGCAGACCATACTCGACAACCGTGTCTTTGACTACTTCTTGCGGCTCTTCCTCAAACATAACGTCCTCATCATCGGGTGTGTGACTGACGGGCATGACGTGAGGGGGAACAGGATACTTGCCGGTCCAAAGACGAAGCAGTTCCTGCAGCACCTGATACATCACTTCCATTCGGGCTGAATACCAGTGACTTCAGTGTACTGCTCAATCATCTCTGTGAGGAGATTTGAGGATTCTGATTCTTCTCCGGCAAGAACGGAGGGGAGGTCGGCCCTGATCTGGTCCTCGTACTGGCCCATGTTGAGGAGAGCAAAGAACTCGGGGTCATTGACCAGGGAGGAGACGGAGGGGACCGGGTGCCGCGCCACCATCTCCCGACGACGAACTGCGGCCTCGACCTGGTTCTCGCTCACCTTACGCATAGCTCCGTAGGAACTGGGACCGGACTCAAACTTCGTTCCTTTTCCGGCTACGCGGTTGGCCCAGCGCTCGGAGGCGCTGGCGGCGCGAGGGGCACCGGCTCGCATGTCGTCGCTGATCTCGGGACGCACGCGATTGCGTGCCATCTCTTCGGCCACCTGATCGGCACCGGACTGCTTGGGGGACTCCTGCTGCGGGTTGGGTTGTGGGGGAGGAGGAAGAAGACCCATCTGACCGGCAGGAGACATCTGCTCGGCCTGCTGCTCCATCATGTCGTTCTGGCCCTCGACCAACTTGGTCTGAGCCAGCTGTTGGCGCAGGATAAGGGTCTGAGACAGCGACTCCACCAACCAGCCGGGGTAAGGCAGGCCCTTGTGGTCGCATATCTGCTGGACCTTCGCGGCAGACTCGGCCTCGGCCACCTGCTTCTGCACCATCTCTTCGGACTGGCGCTGAATCTCCTGGTCGAATTCGATAGGCATGTTGACGGCCATGCTCTTGTCGGAGATCGGCACGCCCATGTTCTTGAGATCGGCGATGAACTGCCGCTCGGTGGACTCGTCTCGGAGGTTGAGGGAGCGGAACTTGATGTCAGGAATCTTGAGCTTCGGCATCCTGATGATGCGCTGCTCGCCGGTCTCGGGGTCCTCCTCCACCACCTCGCGGTAGAGGGGACGACGGATACCGCCCTTAAGCTCGTAGTCGTAGTGCTCCTGGGCTTCGGCAATCACTGATGCGCGCTTCTTGATGTGTCTGATGACCTTCTTTTGGAACCCGGCCATCAACTGCTCGCAGACCTCGCGGTTGAGAGCCGACGAGGCGTAGGTCCCGGCAGCGGCGGTGCCGCCCATAATGAGCGCCTGACCGATACCCCACGCCTGCATGAGCTTGGCGTCGATCCGGTCGTAGTCGGTATCGAACTTCGGCACCGACTCCCTGCCAAACACCGATTGGACCTCCAGGCCGAAGTGATGCACCAGGAGCTTGAAGTCTGCCGACAGCGCGGCCTGGAAATCTTCCCGCAGATCAGAAAGCTCACCGACATCAGGTATCCACGGCTCCCCGTCCCCCATGTCCTGAATACCCAGAGTGGCCAGGATGAGAGGGGCGTAGAGCCGATCCGCTACGGCGTCCTGCGCCGCATTGAGGGACTCCTCCATCATCAGGGTCCTGAAGGACCGCAGCAGGAACGGTGTTCCGCGCAGGTCCCACGGAGCGGCCCGGTTCACCAGCCGGGACCACAACGCCTCGGAGATGTCCAACCCGTCGTCGGACGCTGCGGCTTGGATGATCTCGGGGTGGTGCTTGACCAATTGTTGGTATTCCCAGGTACGCTCCAGCCGCTCGGAGGGCGACTCGTTGATGCTGGTGGTGCCTCCCGGCCCCTGCCGCAGGCTTTCCACTAAATCCTTGACCGCTAGCTGGACCCGCTCCTCCTCGGTGAAGAGGCTCTTGGAGACCCGCACCATCTCGGGGTTGAGCACTTCTTCCGACGCCCAGATGCCCAGAGACTCGTTGAAGTGGGCGAGAGTCGTGACCTCACCAGAGATGAAATACTCGCGGCCCAGGCAGTCAGGCAGGAACTCCTCGTAGTTGAGGTCGTCCATGAACATCTGGGTATAGAATTTTTCTAGTAACGGGTCATCCGATTGGAATTCCAGACCAACTACCGGGAATTTGGCATAAATGTCCACCAATAATGGAACCAGATCGTGAGTGGCGTAGAAGAGCCTCGCCCAGGTACGACAGTCCTGTTGTTCCTGGGGGTCGGAGATGTTCCAGGGGATTTGTTTGTCGGTCAGAGACGACAGCGGCTGCCGAATCTTCGGCATCGCGATCTGGGTATCGGCTCCGGTGCGACGGATGTTGGCCATACGGGACCGGCGCATCTGTGCGGCCTGGGACTTGACATCGGCGTTCATGGTGCCCGGGGTGGTGAGCTTCTCCGTCAGCTGGACAGCCGTCCTGCGCGCCTGGGTGGGGGAGTTGGGGAGACTGACACCGGCAGCACGAAGCCGACGCATCTCGGTATCGGCCCCACCCACAATGAGGCCCGACGTGGAGCGTGCTACCCCGCGTTTATCGGTGATGCGATACGGCTCGGTCACTTAGCTACAGCCTCGTCTTTCACCTTCGTCATACACACCTCGGTGTACCAGCACTCGTCTGGGGCCTCGGCATACGCCTTCTCGTCCAGTATCACACGGAAAGAAGGATATACCGGGGTACCGCCGTGTTTCAGTTCAAAACTGACATCCTGCACAGTGCCGATACCGTCGAAGATTTCTCCTCCGGTACGGCATTCCACACGATCACCCTTTTGGTAAGGGACGGTGGCTGCGAGAAAGGCCATGGCCCGGGGGACGGCGAACATCTCGGCAGCACTGACGCAACCGGCACAGTAGTCCAGACCGTTGTGGTCGGTATGGACTATGTCCCTGATGGTCTTACAGGTGTAGCAAAGGGCTTCCATACAAGCACCCTACTTCGTCCAGCGCTGGTTCTGGTCTCTTTTGTGCCAGTCCTTGGTTGTGGACTTGAGCTTCGGCTCGTCGGTGTCTTCACCCTCGTCGTCCGGTGTACCGCCGACCTCGGAGATGTCGTAGCGCTTGGACTCGGCAGTGATGGAGATGTCGTAGTGCTTGCCGTTTCGGGTGACCTGAATACGAGCCTCTTTAGACTTATCGTTGCAATCATCGCAATCACAGTCGGGACCACAGTTACCCCGACCCATAGACGGCTGAGAAACCCTCTTGTTGGCGACGATCACGCCTTCGCGCACAGGAATCTCTCTGACAATGACCTTCTCTATAGAAGCCTGCCGTCCCTCACTATCAGTTCCCACGATATAGCTGTTCCAGGCTTTGCCGCAGGAGCCACAGCGTCGGTAACCGGAGGGGGTATCGAAACCTTCTCCACAGTCACACGAGAACTGATCGGCGGCTGTGGTGATGTAGCCGTTGAGCCGATGATCCCAATTCCATCCGGCCACCTTACGCACGCTGGGTTGTCCCCAGCCAGACCACGCCTGCTTACGACGGCGGTTGGCGCGCTTGGCTTTTTCCTTCTTGGGGTCAAGACCTTGTTCGCGGGTCCACTTCCGGCTGACCTCTTCGCCGGAAATATCGGGATCGTTACCTACGGTCTCATTGACGAACTGGGCACCGGCAGCATAATCGGGCTTGGGCTTCGCCAGGGGGTTCTTGACGGGAGCCGCTCTCCGACGATTCGCTTGGATAGACATATCGTCATCCGGCAAAGCCGAATCAAGATGATTCTTGAGCTTCTTCATCCCCTTGGGGCCGACTTTGTTCTCTTGAGCGAACTCATCGAAGTCGGATTCACCACCGGTTGGGAGACGACCCTGCTCAGGCAATTTCTTCTACCAACTCTTCCACTTGTTCATCACGTCAGCAGATTCCCGACGCGGCCTCGTGGCCGCTTCAGCTTTTCCCTGACCACCACGCTTACTCTTGCGGTGTTGCGGAGCATGATGTTTGGGAAGCCCTGGTAACTTACGAGCACCTGTCTCGTCGGCAAGGGCGGCTCCGTATCCACCAGGCATCTCAGCAGGATCAGGATACCGACCACTAGGTAGATATGCCCTGGCGCTCGGATCGCTTCGTGGGTAATTGCTCAACGAGTGTTCTCCAGCGGGGTTGTACTC